TTTGTTCTTGTCCATCGAGCGTGTAATGCCTAAGCCCTGCAATATTTGCTCGTGAACTCTTTGGGTATACGTACTTATCGACAATCTTCATACCATGTGGGCGTTCTTAAAAAAGATTACCCCGTTTTCATAATCAAACTCGCATGGATTACCGACTAAATCCTCTGGTGACATCTGTCCCATCCTGGCCCAGTTGGTGTGTCCAAATTTTAATTTACAAAGTTTATCTATTGTGTGTGCTGGTATATCAGGGTGTATGTCTTCGGCCTCGTACGGCGCGCCTGTATCCTCTGGTATCCAGTCTACTTCAAATTCGTCCATTATTCTTTCATCGCATACGGATCTGTTGACAGTTCCCGTTGTTTCTTTTCTGGTTGCTTACCCATAATAATATCTTCCATGTTCTTGTGCAGATAGTTTGCCATCTGACCTATCACATTATCTTGAGATAATGTGTCAACTAATTCTTTCAAGGACTCACCGTGTTGTAAACACCTGGATATCAGCTTGCCTGATGCTCTGAGTTCTCTATCTAAATATGAATCTGTTGGCTTGAGCTTGATCCAAAAAGCCATAGGTGTGAGTCCGCTCTCACTTGCAGTGTAATCTAATATGCCCACTACACGTCTACCGTCTATTGGTAGAGCGAAAGTAGCACTCATCATCCTATTCGGAATCTCTTTTCTCACCTTGTTCTCCTTAATTAAACTCATCTTTATGCGCCTCGATAAATTGGTATAAGCTAATATTAGTCTCCTTCACCTGCTGTATCTCTAGCCACATCGTTTCTATAACTGAGTACATATTAATCATTGTAGCTATATTTACAATCATTAATCCTACCCCCATCGTCAAAATTACCCACACTAATAGATTGCTAGTGGACCATTCGAGCTTGATTTTCAAGTCTTTCAAAAGCTTTCCTCCCCCTAACTTCAAATAATTCTTTTAATTTTCTATTCCATATAGACTTCATCTCATAATCTTTAGCTTTTTTCATGGCTTTCATTATGTTTTCTATACGTCTCTCCATAAGACTCATATGGTTTCTCCACTTTTCATCCATTTTGGTTCAACTCCCCCCTCTACATTAACCCGACATTGCTCTGCTGGCAACCATACTTCTCCCTGACTGTCGCATTGTGGGCAGTTTACCTGGTGTGCGCAGCCTGCTGGCATGCGAATAAAACCATTCCCAAAACACCTAGGACAGATAGCTTTAACCTCGTGATTTCCCGTTAGATCTACCATTTTTCTTTTTTATCTCTTTCTGTAGTAAAAATTCTATGACTTTTTGTACACTTACAGGTACTTCAAACCTGTTTTGTGCTAGATCAGTGAGCTTTGAATAAGTGTCTGTAGACACGGATACTGATTTAAATTTACTTATATCTGGCATTTTGCCTCCTTTATTATATTATTATATGGGATTATATATATCAAATATTATAATTGACAAGAGTTTATTTTAATTTATTTTAAGAACATCTTCTCACCTTTATATGTCGGTGATCAGTATTCGCATCCTTAAACGTAAACAACTGATTACCGGCATCATTGATCTTCAAAAACCCCGTAATCAAATCTGTTTATTATTTGTTGTTTCATAGGTGGATGAATAACCCAACCAGTGGCAATATATTTTTCATGTTCGTTTGTAATCTGACCGCGATGTATGTGTGTGTAATGTGCTGGCCAAATTAAAGTTTTTCCTTTTTTAGCTTCATAGGTTTTTTCTTGATAGTAAAATTCTGTGCCACCGTTTGGTACATCATTTAAATAAGTCATAAAAGTATACTCTCTCCCCAGGTTACCGCCCCACATTCTCTCGGCGTGATACTGATAATAACCCTCACCTGGTTTGTAATGCTGTACTAACCAGTGTGATATCTTTAAATGTCCAAAAAAGGTAGGCAGCAATGGTCCAAGAAGACCATAATAATCAAGTTCTTTTGCATACTGATTGAGACAATCATCTAACGCATTCATATAATCTGTTGCTATTGGTATTACATATCTCCATTTTTCAGGTACAATTTTAGAATTGTTTCTAAAGTCTGGAGAAATGCCAAGATCCATTGATGCCTTAATATTTTTATCTACTCCTCCGCCTGTTATACCGTGTCTTTTAGTAAACAGCATGGGTTCTTCTTCGCTATTCAATTTGCTAGGATCAGTTTCCACTGATGTTGATTTGTGTAACTCAATCAAACGATCACAAATTTTTGGATCTATTTGGTATTCACCTACAAATTGTTGTTCAGCTATTTTTTTCATTAGTTTCTCCTAAATATGTAACTATCATCTAAGTAATTAAAAGTTACCTTACCATTAATCTGTTGTTTATGTTTTGTTTTACACGTAAGACATTCATACACTCTTTCCTCATCTTCTGTTGCCAGTCTCATAAAAGGAACATAGTTATTACATTTGTCACAGACACCTAGTATAATTTCTACTGGACTGTCCTTAGTGTATTTCACTCGTGCTCACCACCTTTGCCCCTGGTAAGAATACCATTAGGTTTTTTTTGTACTTGTTTGAAATAAATCGCTGTCAATACAGTCATGGTTATTAAACCAGCATGAGCAAAAGCAGATATACCAAAAGCGTAAATGCTTTCTACAATATATATTCCAAACACAGCAGACCACATCCATGCAAGAACCTGCATAGACATAAACTTAACCTGAAAAGGTAAGTGTTTCAACGCGTTAGTCTTTATATTCATTATTGCATTGTAAGCATCTCTCATTTTATGTCCCCCCAACTTTCGCCCTTTTCATAGTCGACTTTATTCGGGACTTCGAGCCGTACCGCTTCTTCCATAATTCTAATAATTCGCTCTGACTCTTGTATGCTTGATACTGAGATATCAAGTTCGTCATGAATTTGTACATGTGGTATTATTCCTTCCTGGTATAGCGCATACATTGCTTGTTTTGTCATGTCTGCTGCTGAACCTTGTATTAGTTTGTTAAGTGCTTTGTAAGTAAATGCACGTTTAATCCCCGGTCCATGCTCCCTGAGTGCATCAGCATGATTCAGTGGTTTCTTTATTCCAAAACCATGCGGCTCCCAAAGATCAAAGTGACAGAGTCTACCCCCAATCGTTCTAATCTTACCAGAGTCGTCAGCGCGTCGCGATACAGCCTCCGATAACATTTTTACAAAAGGCGCTTTCTGATGATACGTTTTTAAAAGTTTCTCAGCTGCGTCTTTCATAAGTCCTAGTTCTGCCATGAGTTTATTTTTACCCATGCCATACATAATTCCTAAATTAATTGTCTTTGCTTGTTTACGTTCAATGCCGGCCATGTCAGCAATCATCTGGTGAAAGTCTGCACTGCCATCGTTGTATGCATCAACAATTGTACCTGTGCCCTCCATTCTCATAAGAGATGCAAAGTGTACTAATATTCTAGGTTCTTGTTGACTGTAGTCAAAGCAACCCCAGGTATGTTTTTCTTCTGGTATAAATAAAGATCTAATCAACGGTCCGAGATGCTTGTGTCTTGCAGGAATCTGCTGGAGGTTTGGATTGTTGTAACTAAACCTACCTGTAACCGTACCGCCTTGATCTGATCGTATTTGATTTATCTCAGCGTGTATGCGTCCGTTGTGTTCGTGTTTGAGTATCGTATCGATGAAAGTTGTGTTTGCTTTGTTGATCTCTCTTGCTTCGTTAATTAGTTTTGGTAGCTCAGCTGGGTGTGTTGCAAGAAAGTTTTTTGTAAAGCTTGGCGCGCCTTTTTCTGTCCTGTCGTACGGTAGTTTCTGTGAGTCAAATGCTTTTGCAATAGATGCAGCAGCCCATATTTCTACGTCAAATCCTGCTATCTTATTAATATCATGTAATAAATTTTTCTCTGTTTCTTGAAGCTGTGCCTTGACAGACATGGCTTTTTGTACATCTACACGTACACCTTTAAATTTCATATCGACCAAACATGGAAACAAATTTGTTTCTAAATTAAATATATCCCACAGATCTTGTTTTGATATTTCATGTTGTAATGCATGCCATAACTTCAGTGTCATCTCTGCATCTTTCTCTGCATACTCACCAACAAACGGTGCAGGTAATCTCCACATCTCTGCTTTTGGATTGACACCAAAATCTTTTGCAGCATCCTGTAGAAGTTTTTCGTTCTTGCGCATGCCTATGTAGTCTTTACCAACAGAGTCTAGTGTATAGCTGTATCTGTTTTCATCAATCAAACTTGCAGCAATCATTGTATCTACAATGCCGCCGTTTATATGAAAGCCAAGTGACCTGATCCAAGATACATCGTACATTGCATTGTGAAATATTTTTGTAGATGTATTTTGTAATAACTCTTCAAACCAATCTAAAACTAATCCTCGGTCCATGTTCCCACCACCTTCGTGCGCGATAGGAAAATAGCCGGCCCAGCCTTCGACCGCGACTGCTATGCCGACTATTTCACCGTCTCTTCTTACCGAACCTGATCCCATTGTGAGCAGGTTTGGATCTCGTGTTTCCAAGTCAATAGCTATCTCACTATAACTGGATAAATCTGGTAATCTGTCTGGTGGCACCCACTCTGTTTCTGGTGTGAACAGTGGTTGTTGTAAAGTTCTCACTTATACTCTTCCTTAAGTTTGTTTAAAAACCAAATGGCTTTGTCTAAATCTTCTATGGGTTTACCTTTGTGCTCATGGCGCCAAACATATTTTATGGCTGAGCCTTGTAAGTAATATTTAAAACCATCACCTTGACAAGACTTGATTGCATCTATGCAACCTATGTCACCTTTGTTGTAATGTGATGGGAAGTTTACTGGATCGTGTTTATCTTTCATATAATCTCCGTTATTATTTCTATCTTTATATTAGTGTCAGCAAAAAATTGTTTTTGCGATTTGCTTGGTATCCTATTGATTCTTGTGGATTTTCTGGACCAAGTTGATGGACAATTCTTTCTCTGAGACTCTACTTTTACATCTATAAATCTTATCATACCTGTCTTGGGATGAACAGCAATAAAATCAAAAGGACACTGAGGATCACAAGATTTGGCACAAAACCAACCTTCCATGGATAAATCACTAATGATTTTATATTCTAGAGCGGTGCCCTTCATAGATTTTTCAGTCATAGTATGTATGCCCTGTCGTAGTTTCTTGGTTCTAATATGTGTAGAGATTTTTTAGCTCTGGTCACAGCAACATAAAATAGACGGTGTAGTTCGTCTGGATTTATATCATCATACTCTAGAGCTGACTTTGTTACATCAGGCAGTATCAACACATTATCAGCTTCTCCACCTTTTGCTCCGTGTATTGTAGATAAAGTTATTCTAGGTTTTTGTGTAATCTTTTCATTGTTGGCCAACATGTTTCTTATATAACTCTGTGTGTCTAAATCTAAACCATGAAAAGCTTTGTACCAAACATCTGTGGTTTGTAATCCGTGTTTCTCGGTGCATTCTTCGATGTAATAACCCTCTTCATTCTCGTCCATAGTTTTACCTGTTCGATACCCGCTGGTTACGCTTTCACCAAGATAAGAATAAATATTTTTTATTGATGCAACGGGTAGTAATGTTTCACTATTTCTCCATCTTTCCCATGTTTGTATCGCAAGTAGTAAATCTACCTTGACAGAGTTTTTTGTTTTGTAAGAGTAATACCAACCTTGCAGTTCACATAACTCTTTTATTGCATCCAAAAAATAGTTTGCTTGTGATAAAACTAACCACTCACCTTGTGACATGTCTACCTGCGTAACGTCAGAGTACCTTGTAAGATCACCCATCTCTTGTCTTGGCAGATAATCCTTATCGTATCTGTTAGATACACTTCTAATAATTCTTTGAGATAAATCATGTATTGGTCCACCAGGTATTCTGTAAGATTGACTCAACGTATCGACGTGATCTACTTCATCCTTAAGAGCAATAAAAGTGTCAACGTCCGCTCCAGCCCACCTAAAAATAGCTTGGTCATCATCACCAGCAATGTAACTCTTATCGGCTTTTGCCCATAATTTTTTGACCATTTTCCATTGAAGCGGACTAAGATCCTGAGCCTCATCGATAAATAAAACATCAAAATCCGGAGTAATATTTTGCTCAATAAATTGTTCCAACATGTCATCATAGTCTACTAACCCTTTCTCTTTTTTATATCGTTTAAGTTCTTGATCTAGAAAGTATAATATATCCCTCTCTATGTCTAAGGTGTGGTTGTAATTGTCATACTCATCCAAAACAGGTATGCCCTGAACTCTGGCTTTGTTTATTATTCTAAGGTATGCATTGTCAGAATTAAACATACCATCTTCCTCACTGTACCAAGCAGTCTTGATTGGAACACCACACTTCAAACCAAAATCTCTATAGTCTGAATGCTTCATGACTCTTTCTTTTTTTATAGATAAACTTCTAAAAGCAAGTGAATGCAAAGTTCTAAAGAAAGGTATCTCGTCCTTATCTATTTTAAATTTATCCTCGGCTCTGCTTTGTGCCTCGTATGCAGCTTTACGTGTAAATGAAAAGTAACCTATCTTTTTTATGTCTGTACCAGCGCGTAGAAACTCCTCTACTAAATCTAGTAGTGTAGTTGTCTTTCCTGTTCCTGGTGGTCCTAGTATTATTGTTTTCAATATGTATTATCCTTTAACCATTTATCTAAACCATCTTCTGAAAAATAAGGCGTGTTTCCTATGCGAAGGCAAGGCACTGAAAATTTACCACAACGCATTTTACGTCTCAAAGTATCCTGTTCAAAACCTCTAGGTAGTCCACGATCTTTCATCCAATCTCTAACCTTTGCTATGTGTACGTACTGCATTAAAAAGGTGTCTCCTCATATTTTACTTCAGGAGTTTTTATCTCAATCTTTTTCATAGCTTTTATCTGCATAAGTTGAGGAGTGGTTCCTGATATTTTCATTCTACATTTTTCAGTTACAAATATGTCGTCAAGTGACTGCACCAGGTTTCCTGTTTTTGTTTTGTCCATTTCCCAGTTGTTCTTTTTACAAAAATCAAAAAAATCATTTAACCTAAAATAAGTATGTCCTTCATCAGTCCAAGCTTTCTTTCTAAATATTTCTTCTTTTGTCCTCGCTTGAGGTCTGTTCACTGTAAAATCATATAAAAGATTTCTAATTTGTTTTGTAGGATCTAAAGACTCTAAAGCTTCTATCTCTTGTAGATTATCCATTAAAAGTTTTAAGTGAGTCTCTCGCCAGTCTTTTGCTTTTGGTATTGGTGCTACAACATTTGCCTGTTCTAAAACAGCAACAGCAAAAAGATTAGCGTTGTGTAGTTGTTCTGTTTTTAACTCAACCCTTTTACCAGCTACGTTTAAAAACCACTGAGGTGGATTAGATGTAACCTTTGTCAGTGAATCAAGTTCTGGCATTTGTTCTTCTTCAAAACCCACACCAAACTTTTTTGTTCTACATTTGCTAGGATTACAAACTCCACATATTGGTTGCTCTTTACATCTATACCTATCGTAACCTTTTTTAGTTACAGATTTGATGACCAGTTGCACCTCTTGATAACTCAATGGTGGGTCCATATATTTTTGATTGAAATGACCTACTTGGTTTTCCCAGTCTTCGAAAGCTTTCTTGCAATATACAGCAATATTAAATAAAGCATTGTTTCTTGATCCCTCTCCAAAACCATCTTCAGCTAGTTTATTAAGACAAGGTGGACCATCTTCGAAAGATTCTTTTGAGTCAACCTTTTTCTTTATAACTATTGATTCTATTTCTTCTTTTGTTTGTGACCACTCATCATATATCCCGTAGAACTCTTCAAGTTTAGCGGCCTCACCGCCAGCTTTAAATGTATATCTAAGTCCACGTGTACCACCATGATAAGGTAAATTTAAAAAGTTGCCTGTGTCTCCACGATCCATCTCAATCTTATCTTGTTTAGGAAATACTTCACTACCGCCATAACCGAGTGCCTCTGCCATGGCTTTTAGTTTTGACTGCATCAATGCAGCAGGTATAAATTCTTTTGCAAATAAAAATAAATGTGCACCACCAGACTTTGACCTGAAAGTTACTAGTGGAAACCCCATTCCCTTGATGTTACGCATGATAACTAAATGGTCTAAGTTGTATTGATCCACATCAATACATCCCCATCTACACATATTATTTTCGTTAATAGGTATCACACCTAGAGCAGGATCTTTTCCTGCAAGATGGTCTTCCCAAAGTTTGTCATTGACTGCTTGTCTTTTTATAAAAGCTTTGCCGTCTGCTTTGCCTTTTGAGTTTGTTGCGCCGGATAAAATAAGTTGCCCATAGGCGCTATTATTGCCCTCAAAAATCTCCTTAAATCTATTCATAATGTTTTATATTCTTCCTGGTACTTTTTAATTCTTTCTTTATTTTCTTGTCTGTACTTTTTTTGATACTCCTTTGTTTTTCTATTCCTATACGCTATTCCCTCCTCACTTTCAAGAAAATTCTTTATCGTCTGTTCTAGTGCTTTTACTTTTTTTCTTAGTTTTGCCAGACTTCTTATCCTGTAATATTTCTTGTGATAGAGTGTCCTGTTGTCTTTCTTCTTTTTCATAAATATAGTTATCCTCTAAAAGGCCCATGAAAAAGGGGGATATATTCCATGGGCCTATCATGTTAAAATGGTACTGAGTCCTGTGTCTTAGACTTAGTCTCACCTTCACCATGATTTACCGCAGTCGTATTCACGCTAGCGGCAAACTGTTTTGCAGCCTCATACAGGTTCTTATCCTGTACAGGACCGATCTTAGTTACGTTCCAACCAAACCAAGTACCCTTGTCGTTTGATTGCTGAACTGAACTAATGTTATACACGTGACTATAAGAAGCCGGTGTGAATAAACCATTCTTACCTTTAAGCTTGATGGTATTCATCATCGAGTTCCATGTTCTACTCACTTTAAGTTGTGTAGACTTCATAGTGATGAGCGCTTGCTCGTAGTCTTCAGTCAACACAAAATAAGATGCTGTGTTTTCTAGATAGTTACCGTTTGGTAGTCTATCTTTATAGTCAGCACCTCTAGTGGCATCCTTTATAATACCACTGCTTACTGGGTGTATAGCCACAGGAGCACTTGTGCCCTCGCCTCTATCACTCCACTCAACATACTCCCTCTTGTAACCGCAAGGAATTAGGTTGAGTCCCTTCTCACCGTCATATGTCTGCTTAGTCACGGTATTAAATATCATACCTGCTTCCGCCCCTTCGACATACTTCGAGTCCCGTTTGTTTATCTCGGGTGATAGCTGTCCTAGTACACGTAGGAAAGGCATAGCAAAATCATCACTACCCATATCCTGCATACCAGCAGCTTGGTCTTGTTCAAACATGCTCGCTAAAGCAACGTCTGTATTCTTTTTTTCTGCTAATTGATTCATGTTTCTTTTCTCCTTGTTCATGATTCGTTATTTCCGGCTAATTTTAGTTTGATCCTTCACAAATAAACTGAAGGAATCAGAGGGCATGTCGAGGCCGGCCTCAACACGCTCTCTGTAAAGGGCCTTCAGGGTCATAGGCTCAACTTTTGTT